GTAATTCTGCGCAAGAGGACTTCGTCGAGCACCTTCGCGCCAATATGGCCGAAGAAGAAGCCATCTTAAAACGAGGTCTAGCCACCGTTGCCAAGACCACCCAAGAAAAAGCCAAACTCACAGCCCGTCTGGAAGAGGTGATGTCTAGACGTACTGCACTGGAGCGTGAGGTGCAGATGTCTGGACTCGAGCGCAATATTCGCCTGCCTGGTGAGACATTCAAGACCACGCTTGCGGACATTGAGCAGCGATCCAAGTCGCTGCAAGCGCTTGCAGATGATGAGGCGGCGATGATGCAAAGCCGTCAGCGGGTGATTGACCTGTACCAAGAACAGGGCTACTTGCGCTTTAAAGAGGCTTCAGATTTACGCATCAACGCTCAGCAAGAGTATTTGCAGCGCACGCGCAAACTTTTTGAAGAGGAAGAGGTGCTACTGAGCACGGCGCTTGAAACGGTAGCCAAAACTGCTGATCAACGTCGGCAGATTGAGGAGCGCCTTGCCACCTTGTCTGCAAAGCGTCAGCGCATGGAGCGTGAGGCAGCTCAAGTTACGCTAGAGCGCGCGATTCGCAGTCCGTTTGAAGCACTGCGTGACATACAAGAGCGAGCGGCTCGCGCCGAGTCCGAATTCAAGACTCGCGAGCAACAGGTAAGGCTGCTTCGCGAGACGGGTGCGATGGGCGAACTCGAATCTTTGAAAGCGTTGGCCACAGCGCGGGAAGAAAGTGCGCGGCAACTCGAGCAGTTAGCCACTGAGGCCCGTTCGGTGGCAGAGTCTGCGCCCGGTAATGAACGATTTGCCGAGACGATGCGCCAAATTGCAGATGCCGCTCGCGCTGCTGCTGAAAGCGCCAAAGAACTGGGACAGCGAGCCAAGGAGGTGGCTGAGCCATTTACGGCTGGGTTTCAAAAAGGTTTGAAGAACTTTATCGAAGATGCCCAATCCATGGGCAAGCAAATAGAGTCCATCACCACACGGGCATTTAACGGCATGACCGATGCGTTGGCTCAGTTTGTGATGACCGGCAAGCTTGACTTCAAAAGTTTGGCCGACTCCATTATCAGTGATCTGATTCGTATACAGATTCAACGAATCATCACGCTGCCCCTGGCAAGCGCCGTCTCTGGACTGTTTGCCTCCCCAGCGACTGCCGCACCAACTTCGGGGAGTGTTTCTGTTGCACACACTGGTGGTGTGATCGGTGCAGATGCATTGGTACAGCGTGAACTTCCAAGATATCACTCCGGCGGTATCGCTGGTGTGAATGAAGTGCCAGCCATATTGCAACGTGGCGAAGGCGTCTTCACACGCGGACAAATGGCAGCTATAGGGGCGGGTCTCTCGCGAGCTGATGTCAATGTAGAGGTCAACGTCATCAATAACGCCAGCGGGGTTCAGGCCCGCGTTGAGCATCAACAACAGCCTGATGGCAGCACGCGACTGGATGTGATCGTAGAACAAATGGAAGCGCGCATGGCCCGTTCAATTTCCCAAGGCTCAGGATTGGCTCCAACACTTGAACGGCGCTATGGCCTCAACCCTGCTGCGGGGACGATGCGATGAATGTTCAGTGGCCTAACAATTTACCGCTGCCCTCGGTCGAGGGCTATGGACTTAGCCCTCAGGACTCGGTGCTCCGCACTGACATGGAGTCAGGGCCTGCTCGCCAGCGCCGCCGTTTTCGGCAAACGCCCACGCGCATAAATGTGCGTTGGCTATTTACGGCGTATGAGTTCGCGCTCTTTGAAGCTTGGTACAAGTTTCACGCAGAGGAGGGGGGGCAGTGGTTTGAAATCACCTTGCTCGGTGGGCTTGGGCTCTTGCCGCATGAGGCGCGGTTTACCCGGCAATTCGAGGCCACTTTGGTTGCGGGAGTATTTTGGGAAGTTAGGAGCGAGCTTGAGGTTCGCGAGCGCCCCACGTTGGATGAAGGTGCACTCAATCTGCTTTTAGAGCTCAATGCCGAGGACATTTTTTCGATGGGTCATGAACTCCATCCATTGGTTCACCAAACCTTACCTTCACAGCTGCCAGTAGCTGTGACAACTTAAAGGAAAGTCATGAGTTTACAAACCGATCTTCACAACGCGGTCGCCCAAGTCGTTAGCGACAGTACGCTGTTGCATAACGTCATACACGGAACATCCACACAAACTGTATCAACCTTAGGCGGTGCGGTAAGTTCGGTGGCCAAGCTGATTCACGATGCTGATGTGCGTATCAACGTGTCAGCTGAGGGGATCCTTGCGCAAAGTCAGGCACAAGCGCAGCAAGCATTAATGTCAGCAGAGTTGGCCTCAGAGGAGGCCGATCGAGCACAACAAGTAGCTGCACAAGGGGTGACAAGCACAACTTTTGTTCTTGAACAAGTTCAGGCCAGTGGGAATCAAATTCTGACCGACGCCGAATCAGTTTTACAGCAGGTGGTCAGTCGATTGCAGGCCGTTGGCATCCCCGATGTGTTGAGTGGCGCGCACGGAATGCTCTTGAAAGTTAAATCGGATGAGTCTGGTTATGAATTGGTTAATACAGCTGCACTACCACGCTTTTATGGGTTTTCGCTATCAAGCGATGGCTCAGAGTTATTGCTTACGCAAGGCCGGGAAGATGTATTTGATGCCACATCCTACGCCTCTTGGATGGTTGGTGAGGGCTTGACTTTTTCTATTCAGCGCAATGGTTTGGAGATGTCTTTATGAGTATGGATATAGAGACTTTGGGGTATCGCTGGAAAGGCATCTACTCGCCCTACCTTGCATACCAGGAGCGTGATGTCGTATTCAAGGACGGTGGTGCTTATGTCATTCGTGGAAGCACACCACAGCCTTTTGCCTTGGGGCAGCAAGATGTGATTCTCAAGGGGCACTTACTCACTGGCGGTGTTTCAGTGGGAGGTAATGCCGGAATGATTTTGCATTCCAACGGCCAGTCGGGTATGGAGTTTCGCTTCATGCAAGAGCGCAACGGAACCATTGCGATCAAGCTCATGGACACACTTAACTGCGGTAGCTACACAGCGAGTGGTTACTACATGCTGGCCGTCATGAACGGAGGCGATGTGCGGGGCTGGGGGAATGCCACTGGCGGGCGTCTGGGCTGTGGTGCGGGTGACTACGCACGCGCTAAACCCGCAAGGGTTGCATTTCCCCCGGGTACACCCCGCATCGTTTCAGTGAAATCCAATTGGCTTGATACTTTTTACATCGACGAAAACGGTGGTTTGTGGCATTCGGGACCTAACAGTGAAAACGCATCAGGTACCAATTCGCAAAACTTCATTCCTCGCAAACTCAATGGATTCGGGGACCTTGGATCAAGCACCCGCGTAGCTAAGGTATTCACCGGTTATGACTATTACGGGAGCCAACACCAAGGCTGCATTGACAGCAATGGGCTGGTGTACATGTGGGGGTTGAACCAATACGGTTGCTGTGGGTGGGGTGACTCCAATGGATCAATGTATCCAAAAGTCGTGCCGCTGAGTGTGCGTTACCCCATCAAGGATGCTTTTGTGAGTGGGGGTACGTACACAGCCACTTATCTCATCGATATCTACGGTCGCTTGTGGACAGCAGGTCAAGGCGGAAGTTCAGGTCACAACTATGACCAACCCTTTCACGCAATGTTTATGCCGTGGGGCGAAGATAAACCTGTCAAGTCAATTCGTACCTCAGAGACGGATGCGCACTGGGTTGCAGGTTCACAGTACTACCGTCGCTTTTGTGTCGTTCTGGAAAACGGCTCGCTTTATATGTGGGGTGACGACAGTGGACAGACAAACGGAGGATGGGGCACGGGCTACACAGGTGACATTTGGACCAGTTCTGCACTTTTTCCCTACAAATGTCTGGATGGCGTAATCGATGCTTTCACCATCTCAGGCGGTTATTCGCGATCTGTCGCACTGATGCAAGACGGCACAGTAAAAGCTACGGGCTATAGCGGCTACAACTTTAACGGCAAAAGTGCAGACACCACCACTTGGCAGACGATTGGTGCGGGTTATCTGGAGGGTGTTGTGAAGTTGCGCTGCTATGGCGGGATGTATGGCGCTACGGCAATGGCCCTGCGCTCAGACGGGCGTGCCGTTGGATGGGGGTGCGGTGCTAATGGAACGGTTGGCAATGGCTTAGGCGCAAGCGGAAATTTACCCAACAGCTTTGTGATGTTGGATCGAAAAATCGTCGACTTCTCCACCAGCGGTTACTGCAGTGCAGGTGACGACATTGTGATGGCACACCATTTTTTAACCACTGATGGTCGCGTCTACACCACGGGTGCGGCTTCCAATTACATGAACGGCGACACATTGGGTAATGCTCGCAACACGCCGAGTCAAATCATTTTTTAAAGGGTATTGAAATGGGCACAGTCAGTCTTGGAAAAATCGCCTTCAGTTACAAGGGTAGCTACGTAGGCGCAAGCACGTATTTCCGTCAAGATGTAGTGAGCTTCAATGGCGACAGCTATGTCTGCCTTGTTGACAACACAGTTGGGGTGGTTCCCTTGAATAATCCTACGAAGTGGCAACTGTTTGCACAGGGTACCGCAGGTGTCACGAACGCTGCCGGTGAATTGGTCTATAACAGTGGAGGCGCTTTGGCTGCACTTGCGCCCGGCGCTGCAGGTCAAGTTCTCACAATCGGTGCCAATGGACTACCTGTGTGGGGAACGCCTGATGTGCGATCTGGCACCAAGTTCAAGCGCTTGTTAGAAAACGCCAGCATCAAAGTGAACAACCGACCTTACCGCCGGTTTGGCGGCATCA